TCCGATTGATGGGGGTTCGTTACAGATTTTCTCTTCAAGCGGCGCACTTGATGTATCTCGTGTTGGCACGACACTGCTTGCCGACACTGGAATATGGCAACCTGCAAGTATTGTTTCAGGCGCAATTGCGGCTATTAGCGAATCTGCTATGACGGAGAACCTGACATTGGTCGGGACATGCTACGGCAAATACAGTTTAGGGGGGTCAATATGACGCTTGAGTACAACGGAAAATCATACGATGTGACTGGCGAGTCGATCTATCGGGATTTCTTGCTGATTGCCGGATCTGTAGAAGAAGGATGTCGGATTGTCGCAGAACTTGAAGGCATGACCGATTATGTTTTTAACCTCACGCCTTATAGCAACATGGTGGTTGTTAAACGTGCAATTGTTGTCACCGATACTGGCACAACGGTCCGTGTGATTCTGAGGCAAAAGACAGATGCGGAACTAGCTAGGGCAGAGCTTAATGCATTGAGGTCAGACCTTGAGAGCTTTGCGGCCTCTGCATCCAAGACTAATGCCGCCAAGATTAACAAAATTTTAGCAGAGGGGGTGTAAGCAATGGCTACAACACCAACTTATTTGCCTGTCCACACGCTTGCATCGGAACTGTCTCCGACAGAGAACGACTACTTTGTGTTTCAGTCGAGTGCAGAGAACGGAGATGTCAAGTTGCTTGGGATTGGCACGTTTCTTAATACATTTTTGCGAGAGTACATGAACGGATCGACCATTGATAGTTCTACCATTACTCTTTACACATCAATGGGATGGGAGGCCCCGACATAATGAATGTTTTATCTAGTCTCCTCAACTTCATCGGCAACAAGCTTATCACCTATGGAGCAAACATCTCAACGCTCCAAACGACAGTGAGCGGCATTAATACACGCCTTGCGAGTGGTGATTTTTATGTCGGAGATTATGGGTCCGGCTCAATGAAGAGCATCAACAAGAGCGGAATTTACTATGTATATAACGGAGTATCCGACAAGCCAATATCGGCAGGTGGATTGTTTGTTGTCCGATTTGCTCAAAGTGGTGGAAGAACTGGAGCCGGAATATTCGTCACCAACTCTCCTGCGGTAACAGGAAGTCTGACGTACCGTGTGTCAATTGTTGATGGCGTATGGAAATATGACCTGATCCAGTAAAGGTGGTGGATTTATGGCAGTAACAACTACTAATCTTGGTATAGTCACGGCATATGGCTACGCCAAGCTAAAAGGATATGTTGGGACTGAGGCGGCTTTTGCACAAGATTTGTTCAAATACACGAAGGTCGCTCGCATGGCCCAAAATATGCCTGATCTTTTCGCCCCGGAGTACTCGACAAGTGCAACATACTCTAGGGGCGATTTTTGTATGTTCCAAGAATTGCTCTATGTTTGTAATACCGACATCAGCACTCCCGAATCGTGGAACTCCGCACATTGGGATGAAATCAGTGTAACCGATGCAATCGGCTCGCTTGAGCTTACCTGTACCGAAGTCTCTGACGGCAACATAGTGATCTCTTTTGGTTAAGAAAGAGGTGATTTATGAGCATAACAAATATTATCGAGATTAAATTTAACGGTAATCGGATGGCTTTTGTTGATTCGGAATACAGACTCGATTCGGGTATGTATCTCAAATTCATGGACATCGATTTACCTGAGGCTTACCAAGTACACTTTGCGAACCGTCAGCATGGAGCCACGTTTGAGTCCATCGGAAATGCGGATGGCGTAAGGATCCCTGACAATGTGTGGACATCTAAGGAACCGATTTTTGCTTGGGTATATCTGCATCCCACAGAGGATTCTGCGGTCACCAAGTATGAAGTAAGGATCATCAAGAAGGTTCGTGCTGACTTGCCAAACGGAGTTGAGCCTACGCCGTATGAACAGACCGTTATTGACGAAGCCATTGCGGCTCTCAACACTGCGGTTGAAAAGACATCTGCTGATGCTGAACAGACTGCGGCTGATGCGGAGACTGCATCCCAAGCGGCAACCGATGCACTTAATTCCGCTGATCGTGCTGAACAGGCGGCACAGAATGCCGGATATATGTTTTTTGACATCGATGAAAATGGGGATCTGATCTACGAGCGCACGACCAACGTGGATGTGGATTTCTCGATTGAAGACGGTGATCTATATGTGGAGGCCATCGCATGAGTAACAACATTAGAAAAAATCTTGGTCATGTCACCGCATATGCCTACTACAAAGCAGGTGGCGGCACGATGACCGAGGAAGAGTACACAGAATATATGGCTGATTTCGGCACTGCGGCTGAAACTGCGGTCAATGCGGCTAACGAAGCTGAACAGTCAAAAGAAGATGCAGAAACTGCGGCTACAACCGCCACAGAGAAAGCAACTGCGGCATCTACCTCTGAAGAGAATGCGGTGGCGGCTAAAGATGCGGCACAGAGCGCACAAGCGGCGGCAGAAAACGCACAGGCGGCGGCTGAGAGTGCGGCAGGATACTCTGACGTCAGGATGTCTGTTGACCAGTTTGTGTTCCATGCGGACGCAGAAGGAATCGTCCGAAAGGCACAGTCACAGATCCTTGAAATCTATCCCTATAAAGGCAATCAGAGACTGAGAAACGCAACTCTTAACGGCACAGGACTGGATCTTTCTCTCGTTGATCCTGAACATGAGGGTGCAAGCATTATGTTGCCTTTTTGGCCTAGCACTGTAACGACATGGGGGCAGATTAAAGTCGAGATGTCCGTTTCGGTTGGTGACCAGTTTGAGGAATCGGAGATCACCAAAGAAGGCACGATTGCTATTACGGCAAAGGATACGAGTGGCAACACCTACTCCTTCAGCAAGTCCTTTGTCATCGTGATCGTCCGTGATGGTTCGGATTGTTGCGTTTACACAGATACAGGTGATGGAGACATTGTCATCACCAAGGCATCAGGGGGTAATTAATATATGGCTAACAAAAACTTAAAATCTATCAAGTTCCCCAACCTTCCCGACACATACATTGTTCCGCAAGTTGATAACACTCTGACACAGGAAAACAGACCTGCGGATGCGAAGAAGACCGGGGATGAGATCTCTGCGTTAAAGGAAGATTTAAACGCGCTTGGGTTATCTATTGTTGATGGCCTACTAAATATAACCTATAAGGAGGTGACAGTATGAGCGAAGTAACGAAGCCGATTATGTTAGACGAAACTGGACATCTGATTGTCGAGGGGCTTGCTAGACAGAATTTGCTTCTGTCGGAGTTGGTTGACGCGCAGTCACACGCCACGCCCGTGGCGACTCTTAACGAAATCCATGAGATTGTACGCGCCGGAGAAGCCCCGAATGTGTTCTCGTTGGGTGATCAGATCATGCTAAATTACAACGACGGCACTAACGATTATGTATTGCCGTGGGATATCGTCGCGTTCGGTGAATTTGAGGAACAGGACGGCGAAGTAAAGCCGGGCATGATCGTACAGTCCCATTACGCCATGCAGGGGGTTCAGTTTGATGCATCCGAGGCAATCATGCTGTGCGAAACAGCTCTTGCCGCAGGCACATATCATTTTACGATCGGAACAACTTGGGGGAGTCACTGCGTAGCAGGCAAGGTATATCAGTTTACCACAACCATGGAAATTCCGGCAGGCGGTCAGATTGTTATAGGAACAAACTCCAGTTTCTACACATGGGCGGCCCCTGATACTCCTGTAGCTAATTGGCGCGTATATACGTTTAGCAGTGCGGCAAGTGTCACACCTCTTGAAACGCTCACTCTGTCCGAAGGGTCTGGCGGTTCTGATCTTGGCACAGTCGCATCGACGAACAAGTTCGGCGTTGGGCTTACGAATCTCCAGTCTGCGGCTTATGGCGATAACAGGTGGAGTCATTCCGCAAACAGACGGTTCTACAACAGCGCGGCGGCGGCAGGCGCATGGTGGACGCCTCAGCACGGAACAGATAGGCCGCCTCAGCAGTTGGCTACAGTGCGCGGATTTATGGCGGGATTTGATGAGGCGTTTCTCAATATCATCAAGCCTGTAAAGGTCACTACCGCACTTAATACTGTATCCGATTCTGACATCGGAACGAGCGAAGACACTTATGATACATTCTTTCTTCCGTCACTGGAACAGGAGTATCTCGTGCCACAGCTTGCAGGCGTTGAGGGTGATTACTGGCCCTATTGGAAGGAAAGACTCGGGCTTACATCTCCGCAGGCACAGGGCACAGGTGGCGCTAATGCGCGTCATATTAGATATGCATATGATGCTAAGACGAGCGCTCAGCATTGCCGTTTGCGTTCAGCGTATCGAGGCTACGCCGGCCATGCATGGAACGTCAGCACATCAGGCCACGCCAGCAACAACGGCTCGACGTACGCGATTAGGGGCTGTCCGGCTTGCGTAATCATCTAATCTACAATCGAGGGGGCGTCAGCCCCCGATACAGGGAGTGAAATGTCAGTACCAGTAAATCAAAGAAGTCATGGGAAGCTTGAGGCGTGTGTAAAGGCACATGAACTTGCGGTGTATACGTTAAGGATTACCAAAAACAAAAAGATATTCACGACAGATTATCAAGAATGCCTTACCGATCATATTATTTCAGCGGCGTTGAACATTTATGTGTTTTCAAAAGCGGCAAATGATCTGACGGTTCGCACACATCAAGACCGCGATAATTTCGATGAACGATGCAGGTTGCAAAAACTCGCTATCATCGAGTGCGGCAATCTTATGTCGCTAATCCTTTTAGCAAAACCGATATTTCATTTATCGTCTAAAAGGGTAAAATACTGGCACACCATGACAAAAGAAGCACGATGTCTCATCAAGGCGTGGTCGGACTCAGATAAAAAGAGGTTCGCACCCTTGTTTGATGCATAGGGGGTAGGCTAAAGCTCAGAATTGCCGTTTGCGTTCAGCGAATCGAGGCAACGCCAACAATACATGGAACGTCAACACATCAGGCAACGCCAACAACAACAACTCGACGAACGCGAATAGGGGCTGTCCGGATTGTGCCAAAATAGGTTAAAAAAGCCACTGCGTAACAGGGGCATACCGAATCATTGACGCAAGGAGCCGAATCCCTTGTCGAAAGACTAAACAATTATTCTATGATGTGAATGACCTTATGGGCCAGTTTTTGCTATAAACATGGAATTTGATATTGAATTAGTAATTGGATTCGACGCATTATACGAATCCATGAACAAATGCCGCAAGGGTGTGATGTGGAAAGATAGCACAGCAGGTTATGTCTTGAACGGAATTGACCGAACAATTAACTTAGAAAAACAATTACATGACGGCACATACAAAGCACGACCTACTGTTAACTTCCGTGTTATGTCTCCAAAGCCGCGAGATATAGCAAGCATCACATTCCGCGACAGAGTTTTTCAAAGAAGCCTCAACGACAATGCCGTATATCCCATCATGTGCCAATCTTTTATACTTGATAATTACGCTTGTCAGAAAGGAAAAGGAACAGACGCGGCAAGAGCCAGATTAAAGGAATTCTTGCGAAGACATTACAGAAAGCATGGCAATGTCGGTTATGTAGCGCAATTCGACATACATGGATATTACCCCAACATGAGCCATGCAAAGACCGAGGAATTGTTTCGGCGTAAGTTGCCACCAAGCGTTGCAGATATGGTTGTTACCATCCTGCGGAACCAGTATGACGGCGACGTCGGGTACAACCCCGGTAGTCAACTTATCCAAATAGCAGGCATCTCCGTACTTGACGGATTTGATCACTTTGTGAAGGAACAGTTGCACGCGAAACTGTATTTGCGATACATGGATGATTTTCTGATCATCAGCGACAACAAAGAATATTTATCGATGTGCCTCGATCGCATGAAAGAGTATCTTGAATCCTTAGGATTTGAATTGAATCCAAAGAAAACAAGAATTTACGATTTGTCTGATGGAATTGAGTTCCTAGGATTTAGATTCTGCATAACGGACACTGGTAAAGTCGTGATGTTAATTAAATCATCAAGCGTTAAGCGCGAACGCAGGAAATTGCGGCGGCTTGTTTCTAAATCAAAACGTGGCGGTATTCCACGGGATAAGGTGGATGAGTCCTATTCTGCATGGCGTAACCATGCGAGCAAAGGAAATTCGTTCAAGTTGTTACAACGGATGGATGCATATTACGAAAGATTGTGGGGTGATTAAAAATGCTAGTCAAACGCAAAAAACTCGATCTCTCTACCCTTGCAGACATCGAAAACGGTGCGGCAGGAGCAGAGCAGAACGCCGTCAACATCGAAGACATTATGTCGGCGCTTGTTGAGGTTGGTGAAATCGTAGCGGCGCAGGACGATGCGCTCGTGGAACTCGCAGAACTGATCGAAGAGTAAGGAGAGTCTAAATTATGGCTAAAATCTATTATAAACGAATCAAAGCAGGAATTATGACCATTGATGAGGTACCCGAAAGATGGAGAGCGGCCGTTCAGGCTATGCTCGATGAGGACGAATGATGAGCGAGGGGATCATTCTTGACGCTGAAGATGTAAAGAAGATCATCGCCGAAAAGTTCGGAGTTGATCCGAAAGACATTATCAAAACACAATACAGCTACATCATCAAGAAAACAAAAGATGACGGAAACAGTCGTTAAATGACACTTTAAT